ACTAGCAAAAATTGGTCAACAGAACCTAGACAGTCCATTGAACTCAGACTTCGCGAAGAACAAGACAAACAAGAGACTAAAAGCAGAAGCCGTAGTAGAGAAACATGCCAAGATACAAGCCGAGCAAGCGAAAGCACGCGCAGCACGATAACTTCGATATTCAAGGTGATTCAGCCGGGGCAGGCACTCGTAAGGGTGCCTGCCTTTTTCATTTCAGTAACCCAAAAGGGAATCCCATGTCATCAGCAAAGAAGCAGAAGCGTCCAGAACACTTTTCTCTCCGTAATGTAAAGCCGCTGACCTATTCACAGACAACGACTTTTGAAGCATGGCACGCTGACCAACACCTGTTACTCCACGGAGTCGCAGGAACAGGAAAGACCTATATCGCCCTCTACCTAGCCCTCAAGGAAATCCTAAAACCAGACAGCAAGTACAATCAGATCATCATCGTTCGCTCCACTGTTCCCTCGCGAGACATGGGATTCCTACCGGGAAAGGTGGACGAGAAATCGAAAGTGTACGAAGAACCCTACCGCCAAATCTGCGACGACCTGTTCGGGCGTGGCGACGGCTATGACATACTCAAGATGAAGAAGATGGTTCAGTTCACTACCACATCCTTCCTGCGTGGACTCACGTTCAAGGACGCAATCGTGATCGTGGACGAATGTGAGAACATGGGACTACAGGAACTCGACACCGTAATTACTCGCGTGGGTGACAACACTCGTATCGTGTTCTGTGGTGACTATCGGCAGTCGGACTTGCAGAAGCGCAGCGACCGCGAAGGACTCCACACGTTCCTGCGGATTCTAGACGACACCAGATACTTCGAACGGATCGAATTCGGTCCAGAGGATATCGTTCGGTCTGGATTGGTCAAGGCGTACATCTTGTCCAAATTAGAGTTAGGGATCGTCTAACGATTGTCGCAATTTTGCACATAAGATCGCTATATCTCTAATCTGTGTCGTTATCTTGCACCTAAGTCGGGTAATGTGTCTTAAAACGCACCTTATCCGGCTTATGGTACGTTATTAGATACATGAAAATAGTTACGATTAGACTTGACAGGGACGAAAATCCCTGCTATAATGACTGTGTGGCTTTGTGATGGGTTTGAAATTAGAACTAAGAGATTATGAGTTTTCAGCACGTTAAGCATGTATTTCCTAGTTTGATCAAGGAAACAGCAGATGATGGTCAGAGAGTCTACACGACTCCGGACGGTAAACGATATCCGTCTGTAACCACAGTCATTGCTGATCACAACAGAGAAGCTATTGAGAAGTGGAAAGACAGAGTTGGTCATGCCAAGGCTAATAAGATTGCTTCCAATGCGTCTAGTCGCGGTGATGTAGTCCACGAAGCTCTTGAAGCTTTCCTACAGAACTATCCCACGGCTGAGTTCACCAAAAAGATGCTTCCTCATGCGAAAGCGGTCTATCTTAACATGAAGACCGACATTGAGCAACACATTACCGAAGTTCACGGCATTGAACAACCCCTGTTTTCCCACAAGCTGAGATTAGCCGGTACGACCGACTTTGTAGGAAAATATGACAATCTAATGTCCATCGTGGACTTCAAGACGGCTCTCAGGCTCAAGAAACTCAAGTACCTAGACGGTTATTTCATGCAGTTGACAGCCTATGCGTTTATGTTCCAAGAAATGACCGGTATCCGGATTGAACAGGGCGTGATTCTGATTGGCGTGGACGGTGAGACAGAGGCGCAGATATTCAAGCTGCCGCGTGTCGAGTTCGACCCACACTTCCGCAAGCTAGTATCGTTTAGAGATAAATACGAACAGAGGGAACCATCATGGTGTGCCTAATTGTAGCCGCTGTGGTACTAGCCTTCATGTTTTGGCTCTCAACAGACGACGAGGAATAATCAAATGAGCGCACTATTAGTTGGAGAAGTATTGGTAGCACTAGCAGTAGTGGGTGGCTTCGGCTACTTCATCTACAAGAAGGTCACGGCTAAGAAGCCGCCTTCAAGCGGTACTGGATCGGGTGGTGGCGGCGGTGGTCGCGGCGGTCCCGGCAGCAACGTAAATCAGGTGTAACAGATGTTAGCACTAATCGCATTTGTCGCAGGCGCATTCGTGGGATGGACATTCCCACAGCCTGCATGGGTCAAGCTCGCCGTTGAAGCAATCAAGGCAAAGTTTGTCAAGTAAGGTTTGATATAGTGGTATGATGTGAAGTGAAGGTATCTTGGACGCGGGTTCGACTCCCGCCTGCTCCACCATAAGAGGATTTGAAATGCGACAAGACTTTAAGGAACAACTGCCGTACATGATATTGTACTTTCTAGTTGTAGTTCCAGTCGCATACATCTTCTTCAATCCAATTAGTTGTTGGATTGGTAGGAAGATCAAGTCTCTTTATGATGGGGCAGTAAAGGATTCGACAGGGTAAGATAGCGGAACGGACCACTAGAGAGGCGACTGACTTAATCAGCGCAAACACTACAAATGCAAACGCAGATGTATATGAAGAGGCACGCCTAGCAGCGTGACCGACTCCGAGGTAGGAAATGCCTTGTCACTGAAACGAACCATGGGTGGGGATCAAACCTCACCCATTTTTGCAATGATAGTCGCTACACATGGAGGTAAATAACATGCGCCGACTGACGATGATGATTTTGGCAATGATACTTGTGGGCTGTGCGTCAATTCCGACGCAGGATACAGCAAGAGTACAACTCCCCGACACAACCGACGTACTAGAGGAACTCTCATTCCGCGCACGCATCGACATGTACATGATCAACAATCAGTACGATATCGAACGAATGCTTGCGAACGTCAATCTGGAACTTCCAGAGTTTGTGCGAGAATCAACAGCAGAAGACCGTAAGGCAATCGCTTGCCTCGCGAAGAATATCTATTGGGAAGCTTCCAATGAACCAGTGCGCGGCAAGAAAGCAGTCGCACAGGTTACAGTGAATCGCACCGAAGATGGTAGATTCGCAGAGGACGTATGCGGTGTGGTTTACGAGCGTGATCGCGTAAAAGTACGCGGTAAGATGCGCACTATCTGTCAGTTCTCTTGGACTTGCATGAGCGTCAAGAACAAGACTCCTAAGAATGACGAGCAATGGGAAGACGCGCAGGCTATCGCAGCCAAGTTTGTCCTCGACGGATATCAATTATCTGGATTAGACGAAGCCCTGTTCTACCATGCGTCTTATGTGCGCCCACGATGGGCAAAGCAGATGGTCGAGATCGAAAAGATCGGTGCGCATATCTTCTATCGCGAAAAGTTCCGGCAGAAGGGGGTTTACTTAGCGTCCAATTGATGCTATACTAATACCATGCCAACACGCGACGAAAAAAACGACTTCTCCGAGAAGATTCTAATCCGAATGACGGATCAGAATACCGATTGCCTTGACGCAATCGTGACCTACTGTGATGAAGTAGGATTAGAAATGGAAGTCGCCGCAACGTTGGTGAATGACGTTCTCAAGGCTCACCTTGAGGACGCTTTCGCAGAACTCAACTACATTGAGAAGAGCAGCAAGTTACCGTTATGATTCTCCCGAAGGATTACGACAAGCTGAACGGCAAGCAACGCAGGCTTGTGCGTGAAGAATACGTCTTGCAGCAGGACGGCAAGTGTTGGTACTGTAGCGAGAAGCTGACCAATCCACCACGGGCTGACATTTCAATGAAGCCTATCAATTGGGGATTGTTCCCTCCCGGTTTCATGGATCATCCTGTGCATCTACAACACGATCATCACACTGGCATGACAGAAGGTGCGGTGCATTCGCTCTGTAATGCGTATCTCTGGCAATACCATGGAAGATAAAGACTGCATCTGCAAGGGCAACTGGCGTGCTATCGTTCAGGCAAACGAACACCTGATTGGTAAGAAGTTCGCCTACAACGATCCCTACGGCACCTATCACACTTTCGTCGGTGTCATGCACGGTGACGACGACTATTACTACGTGATGTTCGAACTCGCTAGTGAACGATGTAAGTTCCTTTCATGCGTCGGCTCCCTAGAGACTCATGGCTATGAATTGGTGAAAGAAGATGATCAATGATCCAGTCTACGGACGATGCTCATTCTGTGGTGATACACTAACAGCAGGGCATCAGTGTACGCCTCTGTTCCCCGGTATGGTGGATCAGAAGCTAGGACGTATTGAGTTGCCGCCACTGACTGAGGAAGACATTCGGCGCATCGTGCGTGAAGAGTTAGAGCGCATTGTGGTTAGAGAAA